GCCTCCCCGTTTGTGCAGATGAGCCAGACATTTCAGAAACAGGCAAATTTGCTCTGGTATGAGATTTTCGATATTGTGAAACAGAACTGCACGACCAAATTTGACGGCACACCGCAGGATGATTTGATGGAACAGCTTCTGAGCAGCAGAAAGTGAGAAATACATGAAAGCAGATGTTCAATTCTGGAGAGAACTGAAACAGCAGAGAAATAACATGACCAAACAGCAATATCGCACAATCAAAGGACAGGTTGTCAAAGGCAATATGGATGCCGCCCGAAGAGGTATGCTCAGAATTCAGCAGAGGAGGAATTACAGATGACAACGACCACAGAATTTCAGCTTGTTGACATCAACAAGTTAGTACCCTATGCGAATAATGCCAGAACGCACAACAAGGAACAGATCCTGAAGCTTCGTTCTTCCCTGCGTGAGTTTGGCTTTGTGAATCCGGTGATTATCGACCGGGAATACAATGTGCTGGCTGGACATGGACGCATTATGGCGGCAAAAGAAGAAGGCATTGCAGAAGTCCCCTGTGTGTATGCCGACCATCTGACAGAAGCACAGAAGAAAGCGTATATTCTTGCTGACAACCGGATGGCGTTAGATGCCGGCTGGGACGAAGAACTGCTGTCCGTTGAAATGCAGGAACTGCAGGAGCTCGGATTCGACCTTGGGTTGACTGGTTTCGATGAATCTGAAATCGCTGACCTTTTCGACATTAACAGTGATGAAGCAAAACAGGATGATTTTGATGTGGATGCAGAACTGGAAAAGCCCTGCAAATCCAAAACAGGTGACATCTGGCATCTTGGAAAGCATACCGTTATCTGTGGTGATTCCACTTTACCGGAAACCTATACAGCACTTCTTGGAGACACAAAAGTAAATCTTGTCTGTACAGATGCTCCATATTTTGTCGACCTGAACAGCACATCAGGCAAAATCAGAAATGACAATCTCAATGATAAAGAAGCATATGAATTCCTCATGAAAGTATTCAAAAATCTGCACGAATATATGCAGAGAGATGCAAGTTTCTATGAATTCTATGCCACTTCAAAAGCGAGAATTTTTCACGATGCTTTTGAAGATGCCGGCTTCAAAGTTGGTGCAGGTCTTGTCTGGAAGAAAGATCGTCTTGTTCTTACAAGAACAGACTGGAAATATATCCACGAACCTATCATTTTCGGCTGGAAAAAGGACGGGAAACATAATTGGTACGGTGATCAGAAACAAGTGACTGTATTTGAATTTGATCGTATCAAAAACAGTAAAGAGGACGGCTGCGGACATCCTTCAAGCAAGCCTGTTCCGCTGATTGCTTATCTTATCGGTTTATCAACGCAGACGAATGCTTTAGTGCTTGATTGCTTTTTAGGTTCAGCATCTACCCTGATTGCCTGTGACCAGCTTGACAGAATTTGTTACGGCATAGAGTTTGAACCGAAGTTTGTTGATGTAGCCGTTGAAAGGTACACAAAACTCCATGACGGAAATTCCGATGATGTGTATTTGATTCGGGATGGGAAGCGAATGGAATATTCGGAAGTAGAGGTGTCAGATGCGTAACCTCACCCTTGGCAGCCTCTTTGACGGCAGCGGCGGTTTTCCGCTTGCCGGACTGCTGGCAGGCATTGTGCCTGTCTGGTCTTCTGAAATTGAACCGTTTGCCATTCGTGTGACAGAAAAACGACTGCCGCAGGTGCAACACTTCGGTAATATCAGCGGTCTGCATGGTGCAAAGTTGCCGCCTGTGGACATCATCACCTTTGGGAGTCCATGCCAGGATATGAGCATCGCCGGAAAACGAACCGGTCTGAACGGCAGCCGTTCTTCTCTGTTTCACGAAGCAATCCGTATCATCCGAGAAATGAGGTGTGCAAGCAATGGTAAATATCCAAGATACATTGTCTGGGAAAACGTCCCCGGAGCATTTTCTTCCAACGGCGGAGAAGATTTCCGCTGTGTCCTCGAAGCCATCTGTTCGGTCAAAGACAGCAGCATTTCAATTCCTCGACCTGCGGGAAAATGGACAAAAGCCGGAGAGATTCTGGCAGAATCCTATTCCCTCGCATGGAGAGTTCTTGATGCACAATACTGGGGAGTGCCCCAGCGAAGAAAACGGATCTTTCTTGTCGCAGATTTTGACGGAACAAGTGCCGGAAAAATACTATTTGAGTCCGAAGGCTTGTCAGGGTATTCTGCGGAGAGCCTCCGTGCGTGGCAAAGAACTGCCGGAAGTGCTGCGGACAGCTCTGGAACGGCAGGCTTGTGCTTGTGTGACCAGGGCGGAGAACGCATAGACATTCTGAAAGAACGCACTGCCACCCTTCGGGCAGAAGCCCATCATCAGCCTTGTGTACTGGAAAATCATCCTGCTGACAGCCGGCTTCAGATCTCTGAGAACGGAAAAGTACAGACACTGACTTCCAGATGCGGAACCGGCGGCGGAAATGTTCCGTTGTTGATGGATACGCCGAAAACGCTGAAGATTCGCTGCGGAAAAGCCGGCGGTGGAAAAGGCAGTCTGATACAGGAAAACAAATCTGCTACGCTGTCCTGCAACAATGACCAGACGGTATTTCAGCCGAAAGCATACGGCATCAGTTCCTTTTCCAGCAATGCCATGCTTTCCGGTAATCCGCACAGCGGCATTTATGAGGCAGACACTGCCCGTACTTTGGACACCAGCGACCAGTCACCAGCAAAAAACCAAGGCGGTATTGCTGTGCTGGAAAGTTATGCTTTGCAGGGCTCAATGATCGGTCGGTCTGACCAAAACGGACCACAGGGCGGCGGTGTCAACAAAGAGGTCGCTTTCACTTTGAATGCTACTGACCATCATGCAGTGTATGCTGCTTCTACGGGAAATTTCAGCAGTGCATTTCGGGAAACGACCCCTACACTGCTGGCACGGGATCACAAAGACCCCAGTATCGTTTCCAGCGGTTATGCGGTTCGCAGACTGACACCGCAGGAATGTGCAAGACTGCAGGGATTTCCGGATCAATGGTGCAGTGACTTGGCATCGAAAAATCCCACAGAAGAAGAAATCGACCGATGGGTAGCTATTTTTGAAGAATACCGAAAAGCGGTAAAACCGGAGAGCCGTCCCAAAAGCCGAAAGATGGTACAGAAATGGCTGCAAGATCCATATCGTGATGCAGAAGAGTACCGCCTTTGGGGGAATGGCATCTGTCTGAATGTTGCTGTTTTTGTACTTGCTGGAATCGTCTGGGCAGATTTGTGATCTGTTACAAATGACAGCCGAAACATTCTACACATCTCACAGTTGCTATCTGTGGGAAACAGAGTTAATATGTGTCATGGCGAAAGCAAAAACGCCGAAAGAAAGGAGTTTTTCACATGACCATTACTTATCACAGTCAAAATCGAAAGGAACTGGTGAAAGCCATCAGTGAGATTATCGGCATTCCGGCAGTATATCAATTCATGCCCACCTGTGCCTACAAAATCGGGGAATGCTACACTGTTACCAAAGCAGGTGATCTGGAAATCAGCGATCAAGCCGACCATAAGGAAACAGAACGGCTTCTTGCCGAACTGGCAAGTCGGGGCTATGCTGTTCCGGACACCACAGAACCGGAATCCAAAGGCTTGACGGTGCAGATGCCAGCCGATTTCTTCACGGAGCATACGCTCGGCAATCTCCGGCAAATCTGCGAAAACAAGGTTGCCCTTTTTCAGGCAACTTTTCAAACCGACTGTTTGGACATCATTCCGTCTGATGAAAAGGTGGAATTTCCATGGTTCACGGTCGAACAGGACGGCGATGCAGATGCCTACTGCACCTTCATTTTCATGCTCTGCGAATTTGCCAAGAACCAGAGCCGCATCAACCGCAAACCGGACACCTCCGACAATCCCAAGTATACCATGCGGTGTTTCCTGATTCGTCTGGGAATGGTGGGTGCAGAGTTCAAGGCGGCAAGAAAGGTCATACTCCGGCATCTGTCCGGCAATTCCGCATTCAGAAAGGTTGGTGATACTGATGCAGTTTCCGAGTGAATCATATCTGGAACAGCTGCGAAAAAAGTACCCTGTCGGAACAAAATTACAGCTGCTTTCTATGCGGAATGAAAAATATCCGGTTCTTCCCGGAACAGTCGGTGAGGTCACGCATATTGACGATGCGGGCAGCATTCATATGCGGTGGGAAAACGGTTCTTCCCTTGCTCTGATTCCCGAAATTGATAGTTTCCAGACCGTATCCGAGGCGAAAAAATAAGGCGGCACCTCCTCCATTGTACGGTATGTTACCATACAATCGCAAGAATTGCAAGAGTGTATTCTACACAATCTTTTGACCTCATTTTCTGTAGATTTAGCCACTTGCTATCTCCTCCGTTTAGAGTTAATATGGGTACAACGAAAGGGGTGCGGGTTGCCAGTGGCAACCTCTGCGAAGCAGAAGCACCGACCGAGGCGACAGCCGAGACAAAGCCCGAAACTACGGAGGAAAACACTATGAACGCTAAAACAGAAAGACAGATTGAAAACCTGAAAAAGCAGACCATCGGCGTGGAGATTGAGATGAACCACATCACCAGAGAACGAGCTGCCAAACTTGCCGCCGACCATTTCGGCACAGGCAGATACGAATACACCGCCAGCCGAAACGGCTACAGCACTTGGTCGGCTTGGGATGCACAGGGCAGAGAATGGAAATTCCAGAAAGACGTCAGCATTGCAGGATGCGATGCCGAAAAGTGCGAACTGGTCACGCCGATTTTGAAATACGAGGACATTGAAACCTTACAGGAACTGGTCAGAAAGCTTCGCAAAGCCGGAGCAATCAGCCATGCAGGCATCGGAGCCGGAGTACACATTCACATTGGAGCAAACGGACACACACCGCAAACCCTGCGAAACCTCGCCAACCTTATGGCGAGCCATGAACGGCTGATTGCAGACGCCCTGAAAATCGACCAAGGCAGAATGAACCGATATTGCAGAACGGTCAATCCCCAATTCATCGAACAGCTGAACCGGAAAAAGCCCACCAACATGGCACAGTTCGCAGACATCTGGTATACGGCGAACGGTGCAAATTACGGCAGAAATCAGCACTACAACGACAGCCGATACCATATGCTGAACTATCATGCAACTTTTACAAAAGGCACAATCGAATTCCGGTTATTTCAATTCGACAAGCCTGCCAACGGCAGGAAAAACGGACTCCATGCCGGACAGCTGAAAAGCTACATACAACTTTGCCTTGCCCTTTCCGAAATGGCAAAGGGACTGCGAACCGCCAGCCCAAAACCACAGCAAACGGAAAACCCGAAATTCGCCATGCGGACATGGCTGATTCGGCTGGGGCTGGTCGGCGAGGAGTTCGCCACCGCCAGAACGTTCCTTACCAGAAACTTGGACGGCGATGCCGCCTTCCGGTTCGGCAGATAAAGGGACAGCCTTTTGCTACCAGCTACACCAGACCGCTTCGGCGGTCTTATGGTGGTGAAAGGGTATCCCTTTCAGAAAGGATTTGATCACATGAAAAAGTTTTACCTTGCCTACGGCAGCAATCTGAACGTGAAACAGATGCAGTTCCGTTGCCCGGATGCCAGAATTGTAGGAACTGCGGAGATCCCAAATTACCAGCTGCTGTTCAAAGGAAGCAAGACCGGCTCCTATCTGACCATCGAGCCCAAGCAGGGCTGTATCGTTCCGGCAGCAGTCTGGTCGGTTTCGGAACGAGATGAACTTGCCCTTGACCGCTATGAGGGGTATCCCCATTTCTACTACAAAACGGAACTGGAACTTCCCCTTGCAGAAACCAGAAAAAAGCTGACCGCCTTTGTGTACATCATGCACAAGGAACGGAAACTGGGCATTCCCACTTCTGCCTACATCCGCACCTGTGTGGACGGATACCGCCAGTTCGGTTTTGACATGAAACACCTGCGGAAAGCCATGGACATCAGCGAACGGGAGGTGTACCACCATGAAAACGGATAAGCCAATTTCGGCAATCTGCCCACTTTGCGGAAAGTCATATTCTGGTGTGCCTGCACTTTCCAGAACGGACAACCAAACGCCCATTTGCCCGGACTGCGGCATTCGGCAGGCACTGGAAAGCATCGGCGTTTCCACGGAGGAACGGGAGAAAATCCTGTCTGTAATGCACCGAAAGTTCCCCATGTAACCGCCCTGTTTGCCCTGTGTGGGCTTTCAGAGCACTTGCCGAAAAACTGCCCAAAGTCAAAACCAGCCCCACACAGGCGAACTGTGCGGGGCTTGGTTGGTAGCTGCGATTTTCCGAGATGCCTTTTCCATTGTACTGTATTTTACCATAGAAAAGCAAGTTTATCCAGTGTCAGATCCACCAAATATACAGCGAAAATATCGCCTTATGTTCTGTACATTTAGCCGCTTGCTATACGCCGAAAGGTATGGTAATATACAGTTACCGAAAGGGAAAACAACCAAAAAACCACGAAATTTGGAGGAAAAACACAATGGTATCATACGGAATCGCAAAGGCAAGAGCAATGGCAAACAGAACGGACTGGAACGAAAGAACCGAAATCACAAAGGCAGTTATCACCTGGGTGGACGATGAATACGAATACGACCTTGAAATTGAAAATGAGGACAGAATGGACGATGAAGAGTTCACAGAATGGGTTGAGGAAAACGCAGAAAGCCTTGTAAAGGCAGATGCCGAGGAAAACGAAACGACCTTTGAGAAAATCGACAGCATCGACTTTACGGAAAAGGAAATCGATGACGATGCTCTTTTCGATGAGGAGTACGAAAACGCCTGCGAATTTGAATGGGAGTGCCAGACCGGACGGTAATCCAAACCCATAACCCAAGACCAAAGCCCCGAAAGGGGCTGCGGCTCGTACAGCCGCTGTGTTGCCCTGTCCGGCGTAGTTTTGTTTCCTCCGAGTGGTTTTCCCTTTCTCACAAACGCCCCACACAAGGCAACGTGGGGCTTGCTTTTTTGGTTGGTATCATACACAATTTTCTGCCTTCCTCTTTGTGCAGAATATGCCGGAAATTTCGTTGACTTCTCCTTTGGTTTATGGTAATATACATCATGCCAAGAGGCAAAAACAACGAAAGCAGGAGGAAAAAAACAATGTGGACAGAAGGAACGATTCGGGTTGGAGCAAGCGTATTTCACTACTGGGTGAAACACTATGAGGAGCCTTCCATTTACGGCTACGAGGAAGGCAGAGCCTCGAAAATCTCCCTGCGGCGAAATGGCAAAACGGTATTCAATTTCGACCGGGGCATGGATATTTCGCCGGAGGATGAGGAAACCAAAACTGCACTGGCGATTTTGCTGAAACAGTACAACTGATTCTTCTAAAACCAAATCCCACAAGCCGGAGCCGAAAGGCTCTGGCGGTCGTACACCTGATTTGGGTTCGTGTATGATACACAAGAAAGTGCCGAAATTCCATCGCTTTTTCTGTATATTTAGCCGCTTGCTATCCTTGAATTTGTATGGTAATATGGTTACAATGGGAATGGAATCTCGATTACAAAACTGCCCCTTGAGGGCGTTAAAATAAACGATGCAGACTTGCTTTTGGCAGGTCTTTTTTGTTTGGAGGTGATGGCGTGGCAAAATTCAAACCGACCCGTTTTATGGCGGAGGATTCCAAGTATAACAAAAAGGCGGCAGACTATGCCGTCTCTTTTATTGAATGCCTCAGCCACACCAAAGGCACGTGGGCAGGAAAGAAATTTGAACTGCTGGACTGGCAGGAGCAGATTATACGAGACCTGTTCGGAATCTTAAAACCGAATGGCTATCGTCAGTTTAACACGGCTTACATCGAGATTCCCAAGAAGAATGGCAAATCAGAGCTTGCCGCTGCGGTTGCCCTGCTGCTTACCTGCGGTGACGGCGAAGAACGTGCCGAAGTCTATGGCTGTGCCGCTGACCGCCAACAGGCTGCCATTGTATTTGATGTGGCTGCCGATATGGTACGAATGTGTCCTGCCCTTTCCAAGCGGGTGAAAATTCTAACCTCACAAAAGCGTATCGTGTACATTCCGACCAACAGCTTCTATCAGGTGCTTTCGGCAGAAGCCTACTCCAAGCATGGCTTCAACATCCATGGGGTCGTGTTCGATGAACTTCACACGCAGCCGAACCGAAAGCTCTTTGATGTTATGACCAAAGGCTCCGGTGATGCCAGAATGCAGCCTTTGTATTTCCTGATTACCACTGCCGGAACGGACACTAACAGCATCTGCTATGAGGTACATCAAAAGGCAAATGACATTCTGGAAGG